CCTCCTCCCCCTCCACCACTTGCTGCAACAGAACTTGTATATTTATGAAAACTCGCATCATTATTTATATCCAACATTGTAGTAATGTGAAAATAAATTGAAGGTTTTATATTATAGATAGTATTCACAGCACTTATTGCACCATTACCATGAGTTCCGCCAGTATTAAATGAGGCATTTCCTCCATCGCCACCACCGGGACTGGTAGAACTAAAAAGTGTACCAATACAGTTTGCCAACGATGATGGAACTGAGGCTGAAGTTCCATTACCACCATTGACTCCTCCAAAAACCCCAGCACCACCACCTCCTCCAGACCCCCCATTACCACCATTGGCTCCTCCTGATAAATATCCAGATGGTGCTCCTGTACCACCTGTTGAACCACTTGCATTTCCACCTTCATTAAAAATAGACCCAGTGTTGGTTAAATGTATATTGTTAATAGCATATATACGAAAACCTGCCGTGTATAAAAATATATTAGCTTCAATAGTAATAGAAACCGCATACACATTTCTTGTCAAAGTATAATTTGCTCCAGAATGACTAGAAAAACTGTTGTAATCAGTACTACCATTGAGATCGATAGTACCATCTGACCCATCTCCAAACGTATTGATACCTGAATCGTTCATTTCATACTGATATGTAGAGCCACCAACGGTTATAGAACGTGCAGTTACAGCACCCCCTTCTGTCACAGTAAAGGGAGCTGTATTACGATTAGCATATGTATCACCTGCCCAAAATCGCACATCATCACCTCCTGTGACTGTAGAAGCCAAACCAAAGGAATTGGCAACATCACGAATATAATCTGTTCCAACATTAAATCCTCCTATAGTACCACCAGCTGTTACACTTATTGAACCAGTGATTGTAAGAGTAGCTGCTGAAGCATCCCAATGAATATAATTACCTGACGGATCACCAGCACGAAAATCATATGTTCCATCACCGGCATTACCAATAAATACACCAACACCTGTCATGGCGGCTGTGGCCGACCCAACAAGAATAGTCTCACCAGCACTATTTAAAGATAGTTGACCTGATGTCAGACCATTTGGAGATGTCATAAAACCACCTGTGCTACCACCTGTATCAATAGGTTGAGAAGGTAAAGTTACCTCTTGAGAAGCTATTGGTACATCAAATTGTGGTGTTAAATCTTCCATACTATTTATGTTCAACAAAATGCCCTTGAACAATTATCTCGCGTATCTTTACTGGATTGGTTGTTGACCCACCTGACCAGTCGATATACACAACAAAATCTTCTACACCACCGACAACACCTAACGAATTGAAACTATGTCGTCTTCGTCCTGTGGTATTTATTGTTTGTGCTGTACCAGAGATTGCTGTTTGATTTGTCTTAATCGTTAGAGCACACGAAGCTCCTGATGCAAGAGTATTTGTAAGCACAACTACACGATCAATATACCCAAGTAAATTTCCTGAAATAGTGGGGATAACAATAGATTGCCAGTTGGCTGTGACTGTATATCCAGAAAACTGAGCTAATTTAAATGATGTTGATTGTGTACTTGCAACCATTGGAGTGCCAAATGGGGAGGCTAGAGCACCGACCGTAGTAAAACCCCCTGATGCTAGTTGTGAAATCTGAATAGGAACTTGTTCGGTTACAGCACCACAAGACATCACCTTACCATTCGAGATAAAAATGATGGTGTTATTGTAGAGACTTTTCTGAGCAAAGGTAGGTAGTGTACCTGTGAAATAACGAAGTGGCTTAATAGCCCTCCCATTGACATACCCAATACAGAAACCACCAGCTGAGGTAAGGTCCTGATATGCCACATACATAATGCCTTCAATTGGTAATAGAAAACCTATCTTTTGAGCACCAACAGCTATTTCATCTATAAGAGTAGAAGTAGATGCAGAAGGATCATACAAGTAAATACTGGCATATTGTCTATCCGTTGATACTCCACTGCCTACATTAACCCCTAACCACCACTGGTTCGCATGAAAAGCCACATCCGCCACAATGGCATCTTGTCCAAAATCTAATCGCTTATCGTTGAGCACAGCCCCTGTGGAGACAAATGTACCCACATATCTACCATTTCCAAAGAGCATAATGTCTTGTTTAGTGGCTACTGGATGAGGAGCATTTTGAAGTGCTATAGCACCTGTCGGTACTGTGGACATATAGTTATCAACAAAAGTCGAAGCAAGATCGTACGTTCCACAATCAGCCCCAGATGCTTTATTGAAGAAATAATAGACTTTACCTTGAAAGTAAACAGATGATGAACCGGCTGTAGCTGATGTTATAGCATGAGGAAATGACCCAGAGTTAGTTACTGTAGTAGCACTTATCTGGTGTAATTTAGAAGTTGAAATACCATATGTTAATCCTGAAGAGGCAGGTTTATCAATAATAAAGTTCATCAATTCAGTTACAGCACCAGCCTCTGTACCATTCGTTAAAGTTGCCAATCCTGGACCCTGAGTAAGAAGACCTGGGAGAGAAATAATATCTACATTGGTCGCTGCACTATACTGCCCACCATTACCAAGAGAAGTTAATGAATCGAGGTGTGCGAGAGGTGCTTGGCCTAAGTTGAAGCCTGTTTTGACATCTGAACCGCCAAACTTAATAGTAAATGAATTTGATTTAGTTACCATATCATAATTTAAAATCCTCTAGGTGAAAGATTAGTTGGATATGACCCTGTCCCTGGGTTGAGCCCGATTTGTCCGTAGTCTTCACGGTGTGGAATAAGCTGAACCTCTTGATCAGCATTACGTCTTGAATAATGATCCACAAGTTCTTTTGCCATACCAGAACCAATCTCACGATTTTCCAAATCAGGAGGTGTACCTATCATCACATTCAAACTATTTACACGATCAGGCATAGAGTTGATAGCACAGAAATCACGAGCACCCATCATAGATATAAGACGGTGAAATGGAGAAGCAAATCCAGGGGTTTTTGTGGTATCGGTATAGGCAAAATATGAAGCACCCCGTTGAAATTGAATTTCCAATCCACCAGCTGAGTTGTAGTTAGGTGCTTTATCGAGATAGAGATAATTACCAAGAAGGTCGTAACCACGAGGATCACCACTAGGAGCTGTTAGTTGTGAATCACTTAGTTGTCGTCTATCAACCTGATTAATCACTACCCAATTACCAGCACTATCTTTAATACGAACTCGTGCAATTTTCAACCATGTAACTGATAGTACATACTTCTGTGTGCCAGATGCAAGATTGCTTGTGACATCAAGAAGCTCTCCAGAGTTGTTAGAATCATCATACTGCCAGATACCATCAGCTTTGAATATCCACGATGTTACTAAATCAAGAGCAAAGTTAGCATTACGGGTAAAAGACTTAATAGGATATGAAGTAGTATCAGATGTTTCATCAAGACCACACAGATACCGTGCATCTGAATATAAGTCTAGTCCATTGGTTTCTGAGTTGAAGACCATTGTTGTATGTTAAAACTCTGCGTAAGCCGAGCATGTCGCCTCACCATCTGTTACTTTTACCGCAATACACCTAACACCATAAAATCCATCATTACTGATATTAACTCCTTCAACCATTGTTGTAGTTCCTGTGACAGATACCGTACTTTGTACAACTGTGTTTGAAATTGTCGTTGATGTCGTTGCTACAAGTCCACCATAATCATACCAGTTCACACCATCTGGAGTAACCTGAATTTTAAATAAAGTTGAACCAGTGTTAGCTGTGACAAGACCACCTCGACCAAAATACATGACTAATTTCTTTGCTCCAGAGACAACAAAGTATCCTGTATCATTACTGTTATATGTATTGGTTGAAGTTGCGCTAGTTGTAGTTGCTGCAAAGAACGCATAGTTTTGTACATACCCACTATCCTGTGACCGAGTACGACTTGGACCATTACCTGCTGTACCAGCGATTGCTGCGTACACCATTGATGTCAATCCAAAGGCTGTAAGAAACACTGCTAATCCTAATAATATCTTTTTCATAATTTAAATTTAATTTTTAATAACACCCTCAGCTCCAGCCCCTAGACCTAGGAGATGGAGTGAAGAGACTATTTAAATGCTTCTACAGTAACGTAGATATCACTTGAAGTAGCTGATCTTCCAAAGGTTAGGCGTAATGTGCCACCTCCTACCATTGAACTAACACCAGATGTGGGATTGGCTGTATTTGTCGTTGATGCGACCTGTAAGATCATACCAACTGCACCAATAACTGAAGTTTTAGTCGCCTCAGTTGTTGTTGCATTGACAATATAGCGAGTTGTTCTATCACCTGCGTTGGGAATGAAATATTGTGATGCAGCAGCTAATGCAGCTTGTGTCGGAAGTGTCACAACACATGGCGTTACCGCACAAGTGTAAGCAATCGTTCCATTACTAATCACATTATCTGCCGTCAGGATAACTGTTCCCTGCGAAGTGGTTGCAAGAACCGAACCTCCACTAGATAGAATTCCAGTATTACTAACACTAAACTGATTACGTACACCAGCAGCAAGACCTTGTAAAAAAGATTCTGCTTGATAATGTTGTGGACCAGTCGTATTAAGACCACCAAAAACACTAGCTAACCGTGGATAAAAATATCCACCGACTGCAATAATTGTTACCACAACCATTGCAATCCATACATTTTTAAGAGATGTCATGAATGTTTGTGATTATGATAATAATTATACCCAATCAGAAGTACCTGCATTGATTTTGACACGAACCATTTGTCGTGCGCCGTCAGCGTAGGTCTTCTTACCGAATCCGAGCAGAGACTTGACGTTATCTGCAAACTGCTTATTATCGCGGATAACTTCAATCTTTGGAGGGATCTGAACGATGATATCAATAGAACCAGCAACAAGGAACAGTGCATCCTGTCGTTGTCCACTCCAAGCATTTGAACCTGATGTGAATGAGGATGCAACTACAATGTCACCATATCCGGTAAGGGTTATGATGGTATTAGTGCCAGAAGCAACCGCAGCAATACGTCGCTTATCACGAAGCAAGAAAATATCTTCTGAAGCTAGTTTTAGGAAACCAGTTGTTGTTGCATCTGTGATAGATGTATCAACAGCATTCAAAGCAGCAGTCAAGTTAATGACTGTGTTTGCAGCTGTGTCAGCAACTTTTACAGTACCAGGGACAGTTGTACCAATCGTAGTATTAAATGTGAATTTAACACCAGCGATGGTAATAGTATCTGCTGTCGTTGGATTAACTGTGATAGTCAACACTGCTGTGTAAGGAAGGTTGTTCGAGTAAAGAATATCCCATCCAAACAAAGTTGTAACAATACCACGAGTATTCACACCATCAGCGATAACTGAACCTGGACGTGCAGCTTGCTGTAGCTTCAACTGACCAAGGAAGTGACCACCTACAACTGCGGTGCGACCTGCCTTTGGAGCATCAATCGCATCGAGTTTAGTATCAGCAGCAACAAAGAACTGAGGAACAGTACTGGTGTTCACAGTTGCATTGTTACCAGCAGTACCACCAACATTACCATCATCGAGAGTCCATATGGAATTTGTAACTTCCGCCATGACTGCCTGCTCAATACGGTTATTATGGTCCATCATCATCTTATGAGAAATGTTCTGTCCCAATTCGATGATTGACTGTGCGCGTTCTGTATCGTCGATGACTACGCGTGAAGCGAGCCATGTAGCGATAGAGAGAGATTCGTTCGAACCTGTGATCGCATTACTCGTGATATCAGAACCAGGAGTATATGTCGATGAAGCAGGATACGAAACGATAACCCTTTTAACGGTGTCACCTTCTCCTGCGACAAGGTTTCTGAGAGTCGTGTTGGCGATTGCCATAGCCTTGTTCTCTACGAACAAAGACTTTTGCGCCTCACGTGCCCAGAAGGTCGGGTTAAGACTTGAAAGACTATTTGCCAATTTATTAAGTCAGTATGGTTTACGATTAGAAACCCGATTGTTTCATCGCCTTAGTATATTCATCCCACTCCTTACGTCCTTCTGGAGTAGCCATGTCAACTTCTGGAGGATTATCAAACGTGTAACTTTTCTTGCCACCTGAACGATTAGTTCTTGAAATGGTGGCTTCTTCAACTTTCTGCTGTTTCTCATAATCAGCGATTTTATTCACAATATATGGGTCACGAGCAGCTTGCTTAATTGAAACACCTTGTATTTGTGCAACTCGTTGTATCTCTTTTTTCAAATCATCGGAATACTCCAATGAATCGAGATCTCGTTTCTCAAATTGCTCAGCTACAACTTTGTCAATATCAGCGGGAGGAACAACCTTGGTTTCAACTTTTGGATTTTTCCTCAAGTCTTCTGCCTCGGTTCGATATTTGATTTTCTGTCCAATCGCAGCAGATAACTTTTTAGAGTTCTCTACTTCTTTTAAGACAAGTTTATCAATTTTTTCCGCATCATCTACTGCATCGAAGCCAAATTCAGTAATGATTTTTTCGCGGACTTCCTCCTCCTTTACCTCAGTTTGAGCGGCCAGTTCGGCTGCTTTTTCTTGTTCATCCATAGGATTATTTTTGTTTTGGTGGGACATTGTCCCTTAGTTTTTATAAAACGAAAACCAACCCTTGAAAGAGTTGGTTCACATCCCAAGTACCTTTAAACTTCACTAAAAAGATACTTAGGAGGCTAGCTAACCCTTCCAAGTTTGTGAAGTTTAATCAAATTGTCAAAGACCTACTCCAACTTAATCTCACTATTTTCCCTCTGATCTGCAAACTCCATTGCTAACTCCTCAAACTTTTCACCATGAACCTCATAAGAGTATGTACGGTTCAGTTGCTTATTAATATACACATGAGCGAAGAGTTTGATAGGAAGTTCCTTTTCTTCAGATGGAAAGGTTGTTAATGCCTGAGCTTCTGGCTCTCGGATAATGTTTCCTTGTTCGTCTCGTGGTAGTGCTGGTCTTGCCATATATGTGTATTATACCACATCATACTCTGACTTACTAACACCACTCGTTTCTTGGGTGTTGATAAGTGGGTAAAGAATTGAAACTAAGACCTCAGTAGCCCTTTTACGAGCCCTGATTTCCACCTCAGTCAACTTATCCTCTTCAATACTACTGAGACTATCCAATTTAAGGACTTCTCCCTTAATATAAGAGATAAAATCTTTCAATTCAGGGACATTTTCGAGCAGTTTATTTACTATTTTCGGGTCCATCTACTTTAGGTTTTAGCTTAATCTCCCCTGTGGATAAGTTAATATCGCAAATTGCATCCTGTGGATAACCACATTCGACCAATTTAGCACTTACCCACTGATTCTTTACATTCTCAAGAAGTCTCACAACTGCTTCTAGTTGCTCTGCTAACTTTTGACCATCAGGAACAAGGGCAGTGTTACCTTTCACCTGTGCTGCTTCAAACTTACGACCATTCACAAGGCGTTGCATCTCCTGAAGCTCCATAACCTCTATTGGAGTCATTGAACGAACTTCAATACCTTTCTTTATCTTGCGCGTTGCGCTCATTTTTGTCATTTGACGTTATTTTTTATTGGATAATTAACCTACCTGGTCTACCTTCGTTGGGTCTACGACTGGTACATCAACTACAGGAGTTACAACCTCTGGTACGAAAACTGTATCATGACCAACTGCATCTACAACATCAACTTTTACAGGCTCTTCAACAACAGGAGCTACTGTTGGATCAGCCTCAACTGTCTTAATATCCTCAGCCACTTTCTCTTCAGCTGCTGTCTCTGCTGCTACATCTGCATCAACTACTTTTGTTTCTTCTGGTGTCATTTGTTTATATTTAATTAATAACGAATAATATTTTTCTACCCATATCTCCAACTTCTCACTTGCAATTCTCTCATACTGTTGACTTTCAAACAAGGCTCTTTCCAAATCAAAGATTTTAGATTTATGTTCTGCCAGTTTTTTTTTGTTAAACAAGTCCATAGTCTTTAATTTTTTCTTCTTTACGCTTTTGCCTTTCTGCTAATCGCTTTGACCGAGCAATTTCTTCAGGATCAGTCAAAGACTTATACATTCTTTGCCAATCTTCAATTGATTCTTTCTTGGTCATTATTTTCCAGCTTTATGTGCTGCTAACGCATTTTGGTAGGCAGCAATCGCTGCTCCTTTACCCTTTGCTTTCTCAATCTTTGCAAAATTTCCAGTTGTCTTTGTCCTACCAAGTGCCTTTACCGCAGCACGACCATGCGCTCCGTTTGGCTTATGACCTTTTGATGCGGGTGTCATGTGCGGCATAGGTGTATTTGCTTTCTGTTGTGCCATTGCTTTTGCATGACCTGCATCTAAACTTGCTTTATATTGTGCTCCTGATTTCATATATGTATTTTAATTGTTCTAATAAAATCGACCTACTGCGTTCCCACTGGGGACGGGGACGGTGATACTTTACCTCTCACGGGAGGTGTGGGACGAGATGTTAGAGTAGTATTGCCATTGATGGCAGGAACATTACCTTTTGGAGCAGGTGCATAAGGAGATGGCACAGAACCGTCCTGCCCAGGAGGAGGAGCTGGTGGAGTCTTGGGTAGAGATGCAGTATCAATACCTTTCTTTGCCATAGCCATCTCGATAAGAGCAGTACGCCTGATAGGATCTTGTTCAAGTGCAATAAAGGTAGAAAGTGTCTGCATATCCTGTGGAAGAGTGGAATTCTCACCAGTAATAACACAAAAAGCATGTTCAACAAAATCCTTTAATGTCTGTTGTAATCCTGTCATTAAGAGGCGTGGTCGCTTCTTTAACGCATCGAGTTGTTGTGCTTGTAAAAAGTCAGCTATATCTTGTCCATGCGGTCCAATAGCCAAAAGATTATTCACATACCAATCAGCCACAACCATCTGATAAACACGATCGAGCATCTTACTATCCCCAGTAAGATGGAGAATTTCTCGCGCTGATAGTTGTTTTATAAACTGAGGAATAACCCATTCTTCAAATATGTGTGTAATTGGAATAGCAAGTTTCTGACGAATATAATCAAATAGTTTATTTGAATTCTGATTAAGAAGTGCTGCAACTTGGAATGGCATACGTTGTGGTAATCCTTCACCTGTGACGATAGGAGATGAGTTTGCAATATCATTCATCTGTTGCTGTACTGTATTCCAATCTTGAACAAGTTGAGCAAAGCCACGAATTTCAAGTGGTACAGCACCAAGTTGGGAAGTACGAATAATATCACCATTTTTCAAATCAGTCAGAATATTTTGAACAATCAATTTGTCAGGTGAAAATAGAACCTGTTTTGACGCTAGTTCCAAACCTTGAGCAATTTGATTACCAATTTGGTTTAGGCGAACTTGCTGATCAAAAAGAAGTTCATATAATCCTTCACGAAACCACTTACCTTTATACACTCCACGGTGGAATTCCTCATACAAATCTTCATTAGTCTTTCCTTTCATCTCTTGTGCGAACATGATGTAATCAATCTGTACACCTGATGCAGTACTCTTTGTTCCTGCACCAATAACCTTTGCAAAGACATATTTATTTTCATCATCTTCTACTGCTGTTTCTCCATTGGTCTCTTTTAAATCCTTCACACACACCTCGCCATTACGTTCATAAATATCATAGTAAGGAATCGTCGTATTTTTTGCCGATGTTTGAATCTGTGCTTTAAATACATTTGATTTACATTTTTCAAGAACCACATCAACATTTTCCCAAATATTACTTTTAGATCGCAAATCAGTCGAGGTCATCTGATGACGTTCAATAACAGGGGTGTCATCAAGACAGTCAGCCGTCTGATTAATGACATAGACATTCTTCAAATCTAATCGTTCATACCCTTCCTTAGTTTTTTTCCATACAATATTTCCCCATCCCGAACCCTCTTCAACACATGAATTAAATTCCTCGTCCATACCATTCTCACGAAGATAATCCTTCATCTTCAAATTTGTAATAAGCACCGCGAGATCATCGGTCCCTCTATCAGAATAGACTTTAACATCCTTAGTATCAAAATCGATATTCTTAACCTCATTAGAAATACGAGAACTTATACCATCATACCAAAATTTATAATTTCCTTGACTATCAAATTTACCTGTAGGATATGTGTGAGATTCAAAAAGAGTAATGCGTCGCACAAGTTTGAACTGACTAAAGTCATACGCCTCGCCAATGTTTACCACCTCAGTGGTATATTGCGTAACCTCACTTTCGATTTGTTCCTTTAGACCTGAAGCTGTATTATCGATAGCCATATGTTATAAAATAATTATTGGATATATTATACCACACATACATGTCAAAGACCTACATCCTCTTTTATCCCCAGCCTCTCAGAGTGAATTTCTCGTATCAATTCCTTCCTATCTTCTGGAAATTCCTCTGAATATACAAATGGTACATTCCAATAGGCTAGCATCATACCCATAACCCTGTCATCATGATATCCCTTCTGCGCACCGGCTCCTTTTTCCTCAGCCGTATCGGTGTAGATAAACTTGTTCAACTCATTGACCGTATCCTCGTCATAGACCTTAGGAAACCCCTTTTGGAATAACTCTTTCATATTCTCGATAAGCTGAGTCTTAGTTGCATGGTTAGTATAAAAGCCCAACTTAGTTGTTTTCTTATCTAACTGATCAGCATAGACCTCGCGCACATAGATATTGTCATACACCGGCTTTAAAGCCTCTACGAGAGCCTGACCTACACCAGTGGCTTCTGGCACCATGAGTGGCTGAGCTATGAGTGAATACATGAGTGCTATTTGTACCGCCTTCTCAACAATGACATTAGTAGGTACATAGGCCGTATACGTAGCTACAACCTTACCGGACCGCTTTGAAATACACGTAACATTAGACGGGTCAGTGGCACCGAGTGATGGATCAATACCTATCTGATATTCCTCCTTTTGCGGCTCCTCAAAGATACGAATACCACCCATGATCCGCAGAGGGGGATGAACAAGAGCACGCTGATTCAATATCCATTCCTCGTAGAACACACCACCCTCTACCATTGATTTGTCATCCCATTGCCCATAAAAATATTTAGCCTTATACGCCTCTGGTTTGAGAAGTTCATTCTGTATAAACTGTTCCGTCAGATGAGACTTGTTGTCGAGAGTAGATGTCTCAATGAGTTTCGTATTCGGGCGTGGATTCACTTTAAAATAATCATAGGCCCAGAAGTTAGCGGGGTTGGTCGTCGCACAATACTGGTTAAACGTATACTTACCACAGATTTGGCATATCTCGTAGACAGCATTATCATTCTTATCTCGCTTAACTATCATATCATTTTCCGAGTGTTTACATTGTCGTCGTCGCATACGTGTCTGTAAAGCATCAAAGACCTTCATCTCAATCTCCTCCAGCTGGTCTGTAAATATAAATGTGAAGTTATGGGACTTGAGCTTCTGCTCCGCCTTCTTAATATCAGTAGAGGCACCAGACTGCAAGGCATCCAGTCCCCAGAACTCCGCAGTTGAACCATTAGCGAAGATAATACGATGATACCCTTTTTGATGGGTATACATCCCCGCAGGGCACACCTCCATAAAATCCTTCATAAACGTATCCTCAGCATTTCCTTGAGTCTTACGACCTATAAGGAAATGAGAGTTCGGAAAGAACTGGGAAAGGAGAATGACCTTCACAATAAAAGCAAGGGTCTTACCTGATGACATACCACCACTGACGAGAAGAGATCGGGACTTATCATTCACAAACTCAATCTGTTTCGGGTTAAGAGTAAGCCCATTGAAAGTGGTAATAGTAACCTTACCATCAAGCCAGTCCTTACCAAGTTGTTCGTAGTCGTTCATTGGATTTGTTTAATGACATCCTCCCAAGTGGTGAAATGAATGGCCCGATCATCAATGAAGAAGTCTGTATTAGGTTTTATGTTGGTTATCTCGTTGTAAGGTAGCTGATAGTACTGCATAAACTTTTGGATTGTTTGACGGCCTTGTGTGGTACCACCCCAGACAGAGAAGACAATGATGGTATGACCTTGAGAGTGGAGAAGGTCCAAGTGGTGTTTGGTATTGATGATGGGTGGTCCCATCTTGCGACCTTCAATTGGGTGAAGGAAGTCGTGAATAACACCGTCGAAGTCTATGGCGAGTTTAAGATTTTTTATCATTGGATTTAAAACCAGTTGGTTGCTTATTCTTTTTACTAGGCCAATACTTTTCTTCTGAAAGTTCCACTGCATACACATGCCCTTTTTTCTTCAATGATTCTGAAACTGTTGAAGCGATGACTTCTCTTTTTACATAATATAATTTTAACATGTTATTTTAATAGTGTCAATGTGTTCTATTTTAGGTTTTTGGATATTGGTCAACAAAATTCGCTTCGTGACTTCGCATGGGCTTTTGCCTTGTCATCTTGATCCTTGACTTGTCTAGCCTTACTGCCTGCCTGCTCACCCTATCGCTAGGCTTGCTAACTATAGATGCCCTCAAACAGTGTCGCACAATATGTATTTTGCGACACTCTATCCCTCTTTTAACGGCTCAACAGAGCCATATTTGACATCTGTACTATTCTCTGTCTTTATAACACCTATATTTAGTATTGGAACTGTGATCTTTTCCGCATCTTGAGAGCCGATATCAACGCCCAATTCTTTTGATAAAGGTCCAAGAACTTTCAAGGCAGAAGCATAGTCTCTTTCCTGTTCACCTATATTTCTGAGCCTATTAAACACCTGTTCCCTAGACATCCCTAACATATCTGCCATAGTTTGTTTTCCTTCCTTAGCAGTGATCTCATGTTTCTTACTTCTATCAAGTACTCCTTGGGCATGTATTCTTAGAGCAGTGTTTAAAATACGTTTTCCTTGTTTATCTGCGTACATCTTAGAAAACCCCGCTTTTATAGCAGACTGCGTGATGTTACTTGTCTTTGTATACTCCTCCATAAACTTACTATACTTAGGTGAAGCGTTCATTATAGGGATTATACCACACATACCATAAAACATGCAAATATATAAGTTATCCGCACCCTGATACACAAGATACCTATGCTTTTACAAAGTCATTGTACATATTCCATAAATACATATATTTAATATATATTATTTTTTTAATATAACTAGTAAAAATATAGATATCTTGAGTATCACTCTTAGGAGAAACTAGAAAACACCCAGAAACGTCAAGTTGTCAAGTCTATTGTTTTTAAGGTCTCCGTCAAGATGTTTTGACTTCATTTCGTTTAAATGCGTATTTATCCTAAAAGTCATCAACACCAACCAACCAACCTCAAAGCTCTTTGCCACCTTTTTGATCTTTCCAGTAAAAGTCTCCCGAGGCTCATAAATATATATGTAACAGTTTCCATTTTTGTTTATTGTGGCCCGTAACATCTTATTTGTCTTTAAAGATAATATACGGCCATAGTTACTTATCTTATGGGTGTTTTGACCTCTATACATTGGTAACCATATTTCATCTGTTACACCGGTATGAGTCTTCCCGCTTGCTTGTATTATATCCATATTTAATATATTACACCTATATTTAATATATGAAAACTTGACGATACGCATTAAAACTGTGGATATATTGGCTCAATGAAGCCCTTTATTTCCATTATTCAATATAATGGCTATAAATAACACTCCTTTACCATACGCATATAGTCAAAGTTATCCCCTTTCTTCATTGTATACGCATATAAACATGCTATACTCTATCTAACACCAAGGACACTTTAGATCCAAACGTGTAAACAATTACAACTATATGACACTCAAAAGACGCCATGAGCTAGGTCTCAAGCAACCTATCAAGCTCAAGATAGCAAGTATTGCGATAGCTATGTTTCTCTTCATGCTACCCATAGCCGGCATCAACCTGCTCATGCTAAACAAAGCCGTGACAGTTCTCACTTACAAGAACACACACCCGTTCAACCCGATCCACTGTGTTACAGCAAAAGACGGCCATGCAGTGTGTGTAACCCTAACAGCTCATAATTAACTAACATGACCATCACCCACAACCCACAAGGTTACTACATAGCCCGTTTCGGCGATCACTATGCTACAGGTTATACAGCCCTAGAAGCTCTAGTCTCACTGTGTATCATTATTGGTATAAACTAACATGAAAAAAGATATAATCAGGTTTAAAAAAACAGGTAGAAATATATTATTATTTCGAGGTGTTACTCATGAGCAGGCAATAGAATGGTGTTCATCACCTATTACACACAAGGAAAACGT